TAAACAAAGGTGGAAATAAGTGGCACTAAATCTTGACCCAGGACAAACAGGCGGAGGGAATGTGACGAGCATAGGGAGCGTGGAGTATCACTATCCACGAGGCCTAGACCTTCGTCCAAGTGGGCCTATACATGCTAAGCTTCTTGCTCGACTCAACCAGCGTATTATGGAGAGCTCAAATGAAATTAGCAAGAGACATAGCAGCTGGAAGAAGATAGACCGTACTCTTACGGCGTATATCCCGCTGGATGATGCGGAGAAGAAGGTACAAGATAGAGATGAGAGGAAGCCAGTATCTATTGTCATTCCCTATAGCTTCGCTACTCTGGAGACTTTGCTTACTTACTTCTCTGCTGCCTTTCTTGAGTATCCTATTTTTAAGTATAGTGGCCACGGCCCCGAGGATCGGGTCGGTGCGATACTGTTGGAGAAGGTTATCGAGATGCAGTCGAGAAGAGCTAAAATGGCTCTTGCTCTGCATACTGCTTTCCGAGACGGCTGGGCTTATGGACTGGGTGTAGTCGCTCCTTATTGGGATAAAGTATGGGGGAAGAAGACTGTTGTGGAAGATGCGACGTTCTTCTCTGCGCTCTTTGCTAAAATGATGAGTAGTGGACAGAAGAGGGTCACTAAAGATGTAGTGCTATATGAGGGGAACTATCTGAGAAACATTGATCCTTATTGCATCCTGCCAGACCCAAACGTGCCTATACATGAAGTGCAGAAGGGCGAGAGCTTTGGTTGGATTGAGACGAGTAACTATCTGGCTATTCTAAGCGAAGAGCAAAGTGACCCACAGAACTACTTCAATGCAAGATATCTAGCAGGCTATCGTGGTGCTAGTGGGAACAGTATCTATAACAAGGCGAAGAGTAGTAGTGGCCGCGAAGAACGCTTTGGTGTAGGCACACAGAGCGCGGCTAGCTCTACAAGTCCGATAGATAAGGTCTATCTCTACGTAAACCTAATTCCGAAGGATTGGGGCCTTGGGTCGCAGGAGTATCCGGAGAAGTGGCTCTTCTGTGTGGCAGCAGACAAGATCATCTTGCAGGCTCGGCCTCTTGGCCTGAACCACGGAATGTTTCCTGTAGCTACATGCAGCCCGGACTATGATGGCTATAGCGTGAGCCCAGTCTCTAGACTTGAGCTTATAGGCGGGTTGCAGACCACCCTTGATTGGTTAGTGAACTCTCATATACAGAATGTGCGGAAGTCTATCAACGACATGCTTGTAGTTGATCCTAGCCTCGTAAACATAAACGACTTGCTCGACCCTGCACCTGGAAAGCTGATTCGTATGCGTAGGGCAGCATGGGGAAGGGGAGTGCAAAATGCTGTATCTCAGCTTGCTGTTAATGACATTACTCGTAGCCATATCCAGGACAGTGCCTACATCACGGAGCTTATTAAGACGTGTTCTGGTAGTGTTGATAGTGTCATGGGTCTTGCACGTACTGGTTCTGAGCGAGTGTCTGCAGACGAAAGTAGAGGAACAAGGATGGCTGCTCTTTCTCGTCTAACGAAGGCTGCGAAGGTTGTCTCACTCCAGATGATGCAGGATCTTAGCTACATGCTTGCAAGCCATACGCAGCAGTTGATGACGAGACAGGTCTACGTGGAGGCTACAGGGCGATGGGAAGAAGAACTTCGTTCACAGTATCCTGATCAGAGTAGGATAAACGTAGACCCACTGACGCTTTCGATAGACTATGATATAGTTGAGGGCGATGGAAGTTTACCAACGGGCGAGAATGCAGATGTGATGACTACGCTCTTCCAGAGCATCGTATCTCAACCTATGCTCTCACAACAGTTCGATATTGTGAGGATCTTCCAGCGCATCTGTATGATGATGGGAGTCAAGGACGTGAATGAGTTTAAGCTTCGCCAGCAGCAAGGGACACTACCGAATGCTGCGGCTACCACGATGCCAGACCAGGTGGTGGAAAGTGAAGCGCAGAAAGGGAACTTGGTACCGATAGAATGAACGAAGATAGGCTGGAGATATCTATAAGCGACCTTGAGAGCTTTGCAGAGAATAGGGTCTGGAGACTCCTCGTGCAAGCTGCGATCAGTAGGACGAATGAGGAAGTAGAAAGAATTATTGGAACTAGTGCCTTCAAAGATCCTGATGTGATTAGCAGAGGACAGGGCTATATAGAAGGCATGAACTTCATGATTGATTATCCAGCAGTGCTTAAGGAACAGCTGGAATACCAACAACAAGAGGAGACTTGGAAAGATGGGAATAGAGAACGAGATTAATGATATTTTAGGTGATGCGCTTCCAGTGGCAGAGCCTGTTGTGGATGAACCTATAGCAGCTCCGGCGGAGCCTGTCGCTGATTCGACACCTGCCGAACCGGAGCCTGCAGCTGCTCCTGATGCGCCTCAGGAGCCTGTTGCCGAGCCTACTGGAGAGCCTGTCACCCCTCCTGCAGAGCCTCCAGTAGAGCCGGCTCCCAATCAGAGCGATCCGAGAGATGCGCAGATTGCGCAGTTGAACGAGACGATTGCTGCGCTGCAGAAGACTATCAACGATGTGGTGGTGAAGCAGACACAGGAGGTAGCGCCAGCAAGTGAGCCAGCTGCTCCAGTCGCTATGAAGTTCGTGGAGAGCGAAGAGGCTCTGGATGAGGCACTGAAGACGGTAGATAACTTCAATGCTATGATGAGTAATGCGATGCAGAAGATGCGAGAACAGATGGCCGAAATGGTGCAGCAGATGGCCCTCCAAGTGGCACATGGGGTCTACTCCCAACGGGTAGCCGCTGATGACTTCTATCGGGCGAACCAAGACCTTGCAGCGAACAAAGCCTTCGTTGGGATGGTAGCAGATGAAATAGCTGCTGCACACCCTGATTGGGATATGTTTCAGGTGATGGAGACTTTAGGAGTAGAAGTTAGGAATAGGCTGAAGTTGGCTAACCCGAATGCACCAGTTGTGCCGAACGAGCCTGTGCCATCGAACGAGCCTGCTCCAGCATTTGCCGGAAAGCAAGGGGCTAGACCAAGTGGTGGAGCTCCGCAACTTAGTCCTCAGCAGAAAGAGATCAACGCTCTGCTAGACGGGTTTCTCGGATAACTATGTTTATAAATTGAACATAGACATATAACAAAGACAAGGCTTCTAAGCATACTAACGGGACGAGAGCTAGTCGTTGTGTAAGCACTGAGGTGCTCGACAAGGCGAAGCGAAGTTAGGTGAGCTAAGAGAAGGCTTGCAGCGGATAGAGGATTCTACTTTAACTCGAACAAGAAAGGAAATAAGATGGCCGGATTAGATAAGTTTTTATACCGCCTTGCAAGAAGAGGCGAGCTTGCTTATGCGAAACTGCAGGGCAAGACGGTCGTAGATGCGGGAAGCACCACGATTAAGGTGCTGCTGAAGGATTCCAGTGGAAAGATCCTTCTAGCGACTGGAACTACAGTTCCGACAGATAGTGTGCCTGGATATGCGAAAGGCTGTATCTTCATCGACACTGATGTGGGAGCAGGCTCACAGGGTGCCTATATTAACGTAGGCACGAATGCAGCGTGCAACTTCGATGTGATTACCACTATCGGTACTGGAGATGTAGACACGACTCAGCTGGCTGATGATGCAGTGACGCTGGCTAAGCTCGATGCCATAGCACGAGGTTCTATCATTGTCGGTGGAGTTGACGACGCTCCCACTGCGCTTAGTGCCAAGACTGATAAGCAGATTCTGATTGGCAATGGGACAGATTTAAAGTCTGTTGCAGTTAGCGGGGACGTAACTATTGCTAACACTGGGGCAGTTACAATCGGCGCGAAGAAAGTTCTCTCCACTATGCTCGCTGACGCAGTGTTGCATGTAGACAAAGTGTCGATTAGCAAGGAAGATATTCTGACCGCTACGACAATCAAGACACTTGTTGCGGCTCCTCCGGAAGGCTATTATCTGGAGTTCCTCAGTGCATCGCTGACGTATAAGTATGCTACTGCACCGTACACAGACGGTGGAAACATCTCCATAGGTTGGGTAGGCGGAGCAGCGTTGACTGGTGTAGCGAGTGCAGCGGACAGCTTTGGGAAGGGATCAGATACGATCCTTCAATTCGTTCCTCTGAGCACAGCAGCGAACACGCTGGTGAAAGAGACAGCTCTTGGTCTACAGACTGCTGGACAGTTCACCGACCCAGGCACTGCAGCTGGTACGGCCGAAGTAACCATCGCCTATCGCATCCTGCCGATTGAGGCTTAATAAGTAAGAAAGAGAGGTCTATAGATAATGAGTGTAGATATTAACGCGGAGTGGACTCAGGAGATCAACACCCTGATTATCACAAATGGAGCGGCAGCGGATACGACTACGGTCTATGCCGATACCGATATTGATGATACTACTGGTTATGATGGAGCTACGGAAGCTGCTGGAGGCGATCTTATCCTGGCAGCGATCGCTACGCGGCAGAACGTTGCTAGGAACGTAGTTGCCACAGTGACGGATGCTGATGCTTCGATCACTGGTGGCTACGCAGCTGTCTATGGCTACGACGCCAATGGAATTCCCGCGAGAGAACTGTTCACCTTCGCAGGTGGAACGGAGACTGTTACGGGAAACGTGGCCTTCGCAACGGTGGATAAGATCACTATCTGGGGCTTCACGGGAACGGTTGCTAATACTGACGATAACATCAAGTTTGGTGGCGGTGTGAAGCTTGGTCTGCCTATGGGCGGGAATTGTGTGCTGCTT